CCCATATCGTGCAACTCTCCAGAGGTTGCACCCCAATTAAACATCTGGTTAAAGAAGTTCTCGATTTGGGTAAGTGAGCCTTCCAAGAGGAAAGCGGTTGTGTTTCCGAACGCTTGCTTTGTGATTATGATTTGGTTTTTCATTTGGTCTATATTGCTTTCTGTTTATTGTTTCGTCAAGGCTTAATCTTTGGCTGTTGCCATAGCAACAATGCCAAGGAGGAGACTGCCGATAGTAAGGAGGAAAATGATTTCCATTGGGTTCATTATTTAGCCCCCATATACTTTTGATGGGCTTCGTCTTTCTTGGCTTGGTTCTCGGCAAGGATCTTGTCGAGTCTCTCGGCTGATGCTTTATAGCCAGCGGTGATAGCCTCAAGGCGTTTGATGGTTTCGTTGATGTCGAACTTGATGTTTGCTTTAACTTTCATACTCCTAATCTATCACAGATATAGCTTCTGTCAAGAGCCATAGAGTATTTTTCTTCAGTTAAATTTCATTGATTATCAACGACTTACAAAAGTTGAGAAAAAAACTTTTATACCTACCACCCCATTTTTGAAAAAAACAGGTGATAGAAGAATTTCAAACAGACACGGGGGGACTAATATCAATCTCCCCCAAAAAATATAGTATTACCTATTTAATATATACCCCCCCTTTTATAAAAACTATATATTTGCCGCTAATAGAGATTATTTGCTTATAAAAAAATCCCCGAAGCCTTTTTATTCTAAAAACCCTTTTTGATATATATGCTTTTAATATAGGTTATAGTGTATATTTATATATAAGATGATTATATTCCCTAAAGACTTGTATACCCCTTTTCAAAAGAAGTATCCTCAAAACTTTTCTATATCTGATAGCTCATACTTTTGTCCAACGCAAAGCATGATTGAAAAAGAGATATTCCCTCATTATTGGGAATGGCTATCTGCTTTAAAATGGAGCAAATGGATGCATAAATGGGATTGTGATAATTTTGCAGATGCTTTTAAATTATTTGCTTGTGGATATTATGAACAAGTAATAGAAAGTAATGCTAATGGTATTGCTATCGGAGTAGTATATTATGTTGCAGACGCTAGAGCAGAAAGTGGTATCTCTGGAGCGCATGCAATTAATATCATATACGCTCAAGACGAACAAAAGAACACAAATCATTACAATGTTTTATTTTTAGAGCCTCAAAATGGTACTTTTTATAAATTAGCTCCACACGAATTTGATAGTATTTTTACAGTTTATATATAATTTTTATTATCTTTAAGTCCAAAATCAATAAATTTAACCCCAAGTTTATTAACATCATAGAATAATATATCTATATTACTTAAGTAAGCTGCAATTGATATATCTACAGCTTCTCCAGAATACCTTAGATTATGATTTTTTATAAATTCACCTATCTCATACCAATAATAACAGAAATTTTTTAATTGATTTTTATTTATATTAAAATATAATAGCCCTTCATAAAAGAAATAGCTTATCTTTGGTTTATAAGTCAACCAAGCTGTTTTATTTCGTTTTATAGGAATATTTAAACCTAATCCTTTGCTAATCTTTTCAAATTTATCACGAAATACGCCTTTCATTCCCCATTCTATTAGTTGCAGATAAGAATCTGTATCATTTAAATTATATTTTATCTTAGAATTAGGAAATATATCTTTTAAATCTATTAACTTATTATTTACCGGATATCGCCAAAGCCTTTCAGTTAGGTAATTTCCGAGGTTTATTTTAGCGTAAATACCATTATTTTTTAAATTATTTAATTTGTCTAAGATGTTAGTTTCGTTAAAAGTTATATCACAGTCAATATGAATTAATCTATCATTATCTTTTAAATTTTTTGCAGCAAAACTTATAGCTAAGCTTTTTATAAAGAACTGAAATTCTATTGAATTGTTATTTATCTCTATATGAGATGTATAAATTTTTAAATGGTTATATTTATTTAATTTAAATTCATCAGTAGAAGTGACAAAAACGTTAGCGTTATAGTTATTTAAACTACAATTCTTCTCCAAAGAGTCAAGCATCTGCACGAAATAAGCCTTATATTTTTCCCCAACGACCAAGGCGCTAAAGTTCAGCATACTATTATTATAATTAGAAATATACTTAAAATAAATAAATAATAAATTATGGTTACATCTGAACAATTAAAATCTTTAAACGAAGACGAACTCGCTTATCTTTTCATTGCGTTGGGGGCAGAGTGGGAAAATATCAAGATGCCATACGAATTTGATATAAAGTTCGTTGGATTTTTCAAGAAGGAAGCAGTGACATTTTTAATTAATAAATATAAGAGTAATTTAAAAGAAGAATATAAAGACCTACCAGAAAGCATATTAAGCAAATTAGAATGATCAAAAAAATATTAAGAAAAGGAAACCAAGGCTGGACCTTCTCATTGTTAAATTTAGCTTTTGTTAAAATAGTAGACGAATGGCAAATAAAAAACCATGATTTATTTAATCGAGAGAAAGCGGTTTACGATATATTAATAGAAAATAAATGCGATTGGATACCAAAGATATATTATACAAATAATTATAATACTTTTATATTTCAGTACGTTGGCGAACCAGTAAATCCTTACAACATACCAAACAACTATAAATCACAGATAAATAAGATAATTAATGATTTAAATAAATTTAATATTAAACACAATGATATTTGTTATTATATGCACCCTGCTCGCAATAAATGCGCGAATCCTAATAAAATAGAAATTTTAGTAAAAAACAATAAACTATATCTAGTAGATTTTGCTTGGGCTAGTCTTGGAGAAGACAGAAGCATAGGCACAAATACTATCAAAAATATAGATAAAGAATTAGGTTATAAAGGAAATAATCAGTGGAATAAAGATATAAACGTTATTTATTATTTAGACGAAATTTACAATAATCGTAAAGGGAAATAGGCTCAGAAGTGTAATATATTTTATGTTTAAATATATATTAGGATTTTCTGCGTTCTCTTTGGCTGCGTGTGCGGCGTTTTTTTCAGTCAAAGGTATAGCTTTATTATTTGCGGCAAGTTTTTGGAGCGTAGCTATTATGGCTGGAGCACTTGAAATTGCTAAGCTTGTATGCGCTTCTTATCTGTATAGGCGTTGGGAGAATATTCATAAACTATTAAAACAATACATGTTAGCAGCTACAATACTTATTATGGCTATTACTAGCCTTGGTATTTTTGGTTTTCTTTCTGATGCTTTTCAAAGAAATTTTTCTCAATATAGTTTAAATATTGCTAAAATTCAATCTTTAAAATCTCAGCAGAACTTTCTTATTTCTCAAGTAGATTTTAATAAAAACAAACTAAAAGATTTAATAGAGCTTCAGAAAACATATCAGAATTCATTAGATAGCGCAGTGAAACAAGATGTTACAACCACAAAAACCTCTGGTGGTTTATTTGGCGGCGGTAAAGTAGAAAAAGTAACAGATACTAAATTATTAGATAGTCGCAATAAGATCGTAGAAAATTCTCAGCAAAATATCAATAACCTTTTTAATCAGATTCAAGTAGTCACTACTGAACTTTCAAATTTAGAGAATAAAGCGGCGCAAACAGCTCAAGAAATTATGATACTTGAAGCAGATAATACCAAAGGCGAGATTGGAACATTTAAATTTGTAGCTGAAGCTTTTGGAATGAAAGTTGAAAACGCTGTAAGATTATTTATCATATTGATTGTTATTGTATTTGATCCATTAGCTTTGTCTCTTGTTATAGCCTATAACAGCATAACAAATAAGAAAGATTCCTCATTAGCCGTTATAAAGAGTATTAAAAAATCAGAAGAACCAGAAGCAGACACCCAAAAACCAGCCGAATCAAATAAGCAAGAAATTATCCCAGGTAACATCTCGAACCCAAGAGAAGAGAAAAGCGCTCAAGAAGTAAATAAACAAGAAAATGTTCATGAATATTGGCGTGGAAATGTAATGTATAGAAAAAGATAATTTATTTTTTCTTATCTAGCTCTTCAAATTTTTCTATTATATAAGCTAATATGTCATTCCTCATAATATCATCTGTACCAAATTTGAATGTCATAATACCTTTATCAGAACTTTTTTTATCATCAAAAAGATCATAGATCTTTTCAAACCCGCTATTTTTAATATCAGATTGTCTAATATCTCCAATTAATATCAGTTTGCTAAATCTACCCATTCTGGTAGTAATAAGAAGAAGGTCGTGTATGCTTAGATTTTGAGCCTCATCGCAGATAATATAACTAGCATTTATGCTTAAACCTCTAAGAAATCCTACGGGTAAACCTTTAACCCTTTCTTCTTTAAGAAGTCTCTCGACCTGTTGTTTGGGCAATAATTCATGAAGTTTATCCATCAATGGTTGAAGATAAGGATCAAGTTTGCTATGAAGATCACCTTTAAGAAAACCAAGATTATGAGTAGAACTTTCTACTGGATTTCGAATATAAAAAATTTCACCGATCTTCTTTTCATTCAAAGCTTTTAAGGCTGCACATACAGAGAGAAGGCTTTTTGCTGTTCCAGCAGGGCCTTTGCAAAATACTATTTTTGTTTCTTTTGACAGTAAGAGCTGTATAAATTTCTTTTGATTTTCTGTCCAATTTAATTCTGTAATATTTAAAACCCCTTCGATCTTGTCTCTCTGAGGCACAACAGGGGATCGGTCTGTTGATTTTTGTTTATTTTTCTTTGACATGTAACTTACAATATATATTACACAATATATTATATATATATTTTTTTATTGCATATTTTATATTCAAGGTGTATAATATAAGTAAGATATGAGCGAAGATAATATTAATAATGGACCCTTAGAACCGCATGAAGAAGAATTAAAGTTCTTTTTCGATTCTTTTAAATCTTCTAAATTATCTGGGCCAGAATACGCTCAAGAGGGTGGAGCGGATGTAATGTGGCAGTGGGATCCCGTTCCAACATTTTTACCTATTTTTGAACCACTTTTTCAACAGCAGGAACCCTATCAATGGCCTACTCAATATCCAATCACGCCTGCCACGCCTACCACGCCTACACAAGGCCCTAGCCCTGCGACCCCAACACCACCACCAACTTCACATCCAGAAGGTCCTCCTCCAAAATCTGGCCCTCCTCCCATCAACCTACCAGTAGATGGCCCAAGATTACCAGTTTTTAATCCAAGAAATAGATGACAATAGATAAAAGATAAAAAGATTAGTTCCGTAATTAAAAAACAGCTAGTTCTATAGATTCAAACTCTTCTTTCGATATTTCTATTATCTTTTGATCTTTGGGCTCAATAAATATAAAATTTAATTTATTTTCATCAAAAATAAAGGCCATATTAATTGCATGAGGACTTTTATATCCACTTCTAGTAATTTTAGTAAAATATATAACGCCTATAGATATCGAAGGCGGCAATTTGCTTTTTGTTTCATCAACAAGATTATTATGATTTCTTGAGTAATGCAAGTTTGATATTACTTTAAAAGATTCAGAAAATTTACAGCAATTCCAAGTCTTTTTGTACCTTAGATGTTCTTTATCTAAGAAAAATTTTTTATAATAAACAAGCAATCCTTCTACATGGTTTTTATCAGGAATAAAATATGAAGCACTTGGAAATGCTATAAAGGGTTTATTATTAGCTTTTTCCCATGGAAAAAATAATTTTTCTGAGGCGATTACCATTTATATATAATATATTATTTCTGTCAATAGCAAGATCTCCAGATAATCCTGGAGAATTTCTATGTTGTGGTTTTGGGGCTTGATTTACAAAAAAAGGATTAAATTGGCTAGGATTAGTTAAATCTGGCGCAAAAGATATATAATTTCCATTAATAGTTCTCATATTTATATATACACTTTAATTTTTAAATATTTAATTTTAAAGGTATAATATATGTATATACATGAAAAAATACTGCTCTAAATGCGGACACCCAACAGAATATGCCTTAAATAAGCCTAAATATTGTGAGAAATGCAAGAATCCTTTTGAATCCTTATTGGGAATGGACAACTTTAAAACATCTAATAGTACAAGAATAGAAAAACCAATAAGAAAGATAGAATTTGAATTAGATGAAGACGATACGCGTTATGATGATGGAGAGATAAATATAGACCTTGCAAAAGATATTAAGAGCTTAGAATTTGAGGAGATTCATATACCAAAACAGCAAAAGGAGACTATAGGATCTATAATAAACTCCGTTGACAAAGAAGCCATTGCAAAGACTAAAAAAAGAAACAAAAGAGTACCAAAAAAAGAAGCAAAAGAAAAATTAAAAGAGATTTTAAGTGAAGGCAAAACTTTAAGACCTAAAAAATGATAAAAAAATTTAAATTTGAAGATAAAATTCTTGAGATTAATCAAGAAATCGTAAAAAGAAAAAACAAATGGAATTTAACAAGTATTGCGTGGATGGATTTTAATGATGTTTCACAGATATTAAGGATTCACATTCACAAGAAATGGAGCCATTATGATCAATCAAAACCGCTAGCACCATGGGTAAATAGGATCATAACCAATCAAATCAAAAATTTAATTAGAAATAATTATGGTAATTTTTCCAGACCATGTTTAAAATGTTCAGCTTACGAGGGAGAGAACATGTGCGCGATATATGGGAGAATATCAAAACGATGCGGTTTATACGCAAAATGGGTTAAATCTAAAAAAAGCGCGTATGACACAAAACTCCCAGTTAGCATAGAAAATCATGCACAGGAAGTTAATAATAAACAATTCGAAGGCTTAAGTCTTGAAAAAGGAATTTCAAACGTGCATAAGAAGATGCAGTCTAAGTTAAAACCTAATGAATGGATTTTCTATAAAACAGTTTATATAGAGCATAAATCCGAACAAGATGCAGCAAAAATATTAGGATATAAAACCTCAGAGAAGAATAGAGCCATAGGATACAAACAATTAAAAAATTTAAGAAAAAGCATTATAGAAAAAGTCAAAAAATATCTTTACAATAACGAGATTGACATTTAAATAAGATGAACACGGTAATTGAATTAACGGATGAGCAAAAGGTTAAGCTTTTAAATGAATGGAATAGTCGTCCAACTAATCCACCTTCGTTAGTTGAACTTGTTAGGACCGCTTTTGGAAACCAAGAACTAGACGGAAGAAGTAAAGAAGGAAAAGCTGTAAAAGAATTTCTTGCTTCTAGACAAATAAAACCCAGAAGAAGCCATGAATATGAAGCTAAAGGGTTAATAGAATTAACGCTAGAACAAAAAGAATATGTAAGTAATAACTGCAATACAATGACTGGGCTAGAAATTTCTAAAATTTTATTTAAAAATGATAACCTAACAAATCTTTCTCAAGAAACTAGAAGCGTTCTTGAGTATATGAAAACAATACCAAATACAGTTAAGTATAACAATACAGAGAACGAGAATGTTGCTGCTGGAGAATATAAGCCACCAAGAAGCGAAGAAAGAATGATAGCAAAGATAAATAAATATATATTAGACGGCATAGATAAAAATAAATTAACGCATAAGCACAAGAAAGAAATCAATTCTTTGATTGGATATGTGAATACGCATCGTTTTATTCATCAAATAAATTTATACGAAACAGAAGCAGATCGAGAATTATTTGAAAGTAGTTTTGTAAGATACACTTACGACAAAAGCGATCTGACTCAAGAAGAGGTTGATCAATATATTGTTCTTTCTACGGAAGTGGTTATATCTTCCAGCATTCAACAGACTATTAACGTCCTTCAAAATCAAATTGATCTTGCAATTCAAGAAGATGGAAAGATTCCTATGGCGCTAGTAGAAGCAAGTAATACAGCTAGAAAAGAATATAATGATTGCGTCAATCGACAGCAAAAATTACTCAATGATTTAAAAGTAAAAAGAAGCGATAGGTTAAGCAAGCAAATTAAAGAGACTGCTTCTATAATTAATCTTGTCCAAATGTGGAAAGACGAAGAAAATAGACAAAAATTAATTAAAATGGCAGAGATGAGAAAAGAAGTTTTAACAAAAGAGATAGATAGGTTATCTTCAATGGAAGAGATCAAATGTAAAATCTTAGGGATATCTAAAGATGAGGTTTTAGACGGATGAAAGTAATATGTAAGATAGACGGAAAAGAATTTAAAGATGAAAAAAGTTTGCATTTAGCCTTAAGAAGCTATGGAACTAATAAGGAAAAATATTATCATAAATATTACCCAAGGAAAGATTTGTTAACCGGAGAAGTAATTAATTTTAAAAGTAAAGAACAATATTTTAATAGTGACTTTAACCATAAGAACAATATGAAGAAATGGTTAAATAGTCAGCCGCAAGATTTAGCAAAGGATTATTGCAAAAAACTTCTAATAAAAAGAAAAGAAGATAAAAGATTAGTTTATGCGCCATCCCAAGTCGAACTCAGATCAATAATGAGTCCATCTATAATTTTTTATAATAAACTATTTGATAATTACTATAGTTTATGTAAATCACTAGGTTTGATTAATAAATTTACAAATATAAATAAAGATCGGGATTTATTTTTAAATAAACTTACTATCAAAAATACTATTTATGTAGATACAAGAGAACAAAATTGGCTTAAGTTTGATTTACCTTTTGAAATTAAAACTCTTCAATACGGTGACTATTGTTGCGATTTAGAACCTAAATGTTTTATAGAAAGAAAAAATTTAAGCGACTTTATTGGCACATTAAGTTCAAAAAATTTAGAGAGATTTAAGAGTGAAATAGATAGAGCAAAAAAAGATAGCGCATATTTAATAGTTATTGTAGAAGAAAAATTATCCAATGCAATGAGTTTTAAATATCTTCCTCACATAAGTAAAAATATTAAAGCTTCCCCAGAATTTATATTTCATAATGTAAGAGAGCTACTACAGTCTTACGATAATCTTCAATTTTTATTCGTTGACGGAAGAGAAGAAATGAAAAGAGTAATATTATCTATATTTAGTTCGGATGGTCTTTATAAAAATGTAGATTTACAGTTAGCTTATGATTTAGGAGTTTTATGATAGAATGCCCGACAAAATACATTAAAAAGGTTAAAAACGTAAATCAAGAACTTTTAGAACTGAAAGGTTTTCTTAATGATAAAGAAGCAAAAATAACTTTAGCTAAATTTTTACGCGCAAATATAGGTTTTACAACAGAGTTAATTAGTGGAGTTAAACTTGCACCATATCAAGAGCTACATATTAAAGCATTTTTTAATAGAAATTTTAATATGTGTGTTTTTGGTAGAGGTTGCGGAAAATCTTTTATGGCAGCAGTATATTGTTTTTTGCAATGCATTTTTGAACCAAATACAAAAATCCTTATTGCTGGACCCACATTTAGGACGGCTAGATTTATATTTAATAATTTAGAAAAAATAGTTAATAGCCCTGGAGCAGAATTACTCAGTCAATGCTTCGGAGCTAAAGCTAAAAGGAACGATCAATTTGAATGGCAGATAAATGGAGGAAGTATAGTGGCTATTCCGTTAAACGGTGAAAAGATACGAGGTTTTAGAGCAAACGTGCTTGTGCTTGACGAATTTTTACTTTTACCGGAAGAAATTATAAAAAATGTATTAATGCCATTCTTAGTAGCGCCACAAAATATTAAAGAGCGTATGGAGATTAGAGAGATGGAAGACAAGTTAATGAAAGAAGGCGTAATGAAAGAATCGGAAAGAATGGTTTTTGAGAATACTAGCAAGATGCTTGCTTTTTCATCTGCAAGTTTTACTTTTGAAAATCTTTATAAAACTTACAATGAATGGACACAAAAGATTTTAGATAAAGAAAAAGGAGAGGCAACATATTTTGTTAGTCAAATGAGTTATGAAGCTCTTCCGGAAGAAATGATAGACAAAACTATTATTGAAGAAGCTCAAAATGGCGGCGCAAGTCATAGCGGTTTTCTAAGAGAATACTGCGCGAGGTTTACTGACGGGAGTGATAGCTATTTTAATGCAAAAAAAATGGAAGATTGTACTTTAAAAATTGGAGAGCAGCCCCATACATTGATGAAAGGCAAAAAAGATAAAAAATATATTTTAGGGATAGATCCTAATATGAGCGATAGTCCAAACGCAGATTATTTTGCTATGGCTATTTTAGAAATTGATGAAGAGACTAAGCAAGGGACCTTGGTTCATACCTACGCAGGCTTAGGTAATTTGAAAAATCACGTAAATTATCTTTACTACATAATGAAGAATTTTGATATACATTTAATTATTATTGATAATGCTGGTGCAGACGTATTTTTATCCGCCTGTAATGAATCAGAGCTTTTTAAGAAAGACAAGCTTCAGATTAAAACTTTTGAATTTGATAGTGATTTAGATGGACAGGACTACGAGATCATGGCAAAAAATTCCAGAAGAAAATATAATTTAGAAGACAAAAGAATCGCTTTCAATCAAGTATTTACCAATACTTTTATTAGAAAATCAAATGAATATCTTCAAGCATGTATAGATTATAAAAAGATATGGTTTAGTAGCAAAACATGCGCGAGTGATGATTTTTTCAATAGTCAATTTAATAGCGGGATAGATATTAATTTAATTAAAACCGAAGAGAAAAAAGATTGGACAATGTTAGATTTTATTGAAAATCAAGATGACTTTATCTATCAGACAAAAAAACAATGCGCGCTGATTGAGCATTCATCTACAGCCAGAGGAACTCAGACTTTTGATTTGCCTCAACACCTAAAAAGAAGCGTATCCGCAAACAAAGCTAGAAAAGATAATTATTCTGCTCTTTTATTAGCAAATTGGGGTTTAAAATGCTATAATGACATGATGACAGCGCCAAAGGACGATATATCCACCGATTTTCAACCGATAATGATACAATAAGTGTAATATTTTGAATAAATGAATAAAAATAAGAAAAAAATAGAAGAAACAACGCCATTAATGGCTTATGGGTCCGAAAGCCTAACGGCTTCCGAGATTAGAGCTTCTTCTTCTAAAAGAAGAAATATTGCAGGCACAATCGAAAAGACAGATAGATTTGCGAATATTGATAAAGGCTTAATTCCTTTTAAATATTCTAATTATGTAAATAACCTTTCTACTTTAGACGTTAGAGATGCAGTTATTCTATGCCAAAAAGCTTATTATAATGTTGCAATATTCAGAAACACTATAGACCTTATGACAGAGTTTTCTTGTAGTAAGATATTTCTCACTGGTGGAAGCCAAAAATCTAGAGAATTTTTTACGGCGTATTTTAATAAGATTAATTTAACCGCTTTTCAAGATCAATTTTTTAGAGAATATTATAGAAGTGGTAACGTTTTTATTTATAGATTCGACGCGAACATATCAGACGAACAGCTAAAGAAAATAACTCAAACATTTGGTTCAACTCTTGATTTGCTTAGCGCAGCTTCATTAAAATTACCAGTAAGATATGTTATACTAAATCCAGCAGATATTTATGCAGGAGGTTCTATAAATTTTGATGCTAGAAAATTCTATAAGATATTAAGCGACTATGAATTAGAGAGATTAAGGTCGCCAAAAACAGAGGAAGATTTTGAGGTGTTAAATAGTTTAGACGAAGACACAAAAAAAAGAATACAGTCTAAATCAAGCGGTACAATATTTTTAAATTTAGACCCGACAAAATTAGCAGCAGCTTTTTATAAAAAACAGGATTATGAGCCTTTAGCAGTACCAATGGGATTTCCAGTTCTAGATGACATTAATTGGAAATTAGAAATGAAAAAAATGGATATGGCAGTTACTCGTACAACGCAACAAGCCATATTGCTAATCACGATGGGAACAGAACCAGAAAAAGGAGGGATCAATCAAAAAAATCTGCAAGCGATGCAAGCTTTATTTGAAAATCAAAGCGTAGGAAGAGTTCTTATTGCTGATTATACAACTAAAGCAGAGTTTGTTATACCTGATATTGCTGCGCTTATTGGCCCTGCAAAATATGAAGTCGTTGATAGGGATATACAAATTGGATTAAACAATATTCTCATTGGTAACGAAAAATTCGCGAATCAGAGTATTAAAGTTCAAGTTTTTATAGAAAGATTAAAACAAGCCAGAGAACATTTTATTAGCGAATTTCTAGTACCCGAAATTAGAAGAATTAGCAAAGATCTTGGATTTAAAAATTTTCCTACACCTCATTTTGAAGATATTGATCTTAAAGATGATTTGCAATATTCTAGAGTTTATACAAGATTGGTAGAATTAGGAGTCCTAACTCCAGAGGAAGGAGTCCAAGCTATAGAAAGCGGAAGACTACCTAATTCGGAAGAATCAAAAACTTCTCAGGAAAAATTCAAATCCTTCAAGGATCAAGGCTTGTACCAACCGTTAATTGGCGGACCCAAGCTTGAGGCAGGAAGACCAGCTGGGACTTCTGGTATAAAACAAAATTCTAAAAATGTAAAACCTATTGGAACTAGTAGCGCGTATTCTATTTTAAAGTTAAAAGAGAATATTCTGGCTATTCAAGAATTGGAAGAAAATGTTAAATCTAAAATTCGTTCTCATTTTAACGTTAAGAAATTAAGCAATCAACAAAAAGAATTATCAGAAAAGATTACAGAACTAATCATTGCTAACGAAAAAACTATTAATTGGAATACAGCTGTTAATCAATATATATCAAACCCTGTAGATCATAATTTAAACCAAGTAAAAGAGATCGAAGGAATAGCTTTAGAACATCAAGTAAATTCTTATCTCGCCAGTCTGCTTTATCATAGTAAGAATGTTTAGGGTGTAACTCCTATTAAGGAGTAAGGATATGTCAATTATTAATAGGCTCATATATAATTCTCAAGGACTTTTTGTTGCTCCTTATTCTGGAGAACAAATAAACGGGTCTGATTTTTATGTTCAAAATCATAGAATTTTAAAAAGAATAGAAAAAATTCAAGGCATAGATTACTCTATTTCGGAAGATCAGATTAATTTAACAAATTTTGGTGTTAGGGGAGACACC